ATCGATGCAATCGCACCCGCTCCTAGAGATCCCGTCCCTATCAGGGCTGCCTTCTTTAGGCTGGTACATCCGGCAAGGCCGACCCACCAAATAATAAGTGGTAAACGATAGTAACGACCACTATTACTGCGATCACTGCTAAAAAAGGTTTTGATCTTACCCATGCTTTTAAAGTTTCCATTAATTTTCCTCAAGTGTGAAAGAATTACCGCAACCACATGACTTAGTATTTGGGATATTGAATTTAAATGTCGGTGAGAATGGGTCATCAATCCAATCCAGAGTTGCGCTTGACAAATACTCCGCCGAGATGGAGTCGATAACCAAGTTCTCTCTCAGCAATATATCTTTCTCTCCTGCTCCATCGGTCTTCGACAAGCCCACCGTGAACCCGCTGCAACCACCACCATTTACTTCTACTCTTAGGTACTCGGAACTTGTTAGGGTTTGATCTATTCTTTTCTCTGCCGAAGGAGTGATGTTCATCGTTCACGTCTGTTACCTAAGTTGTCTATCTTAACTGTAAGATCTTTCAGCATTTCTTTAATCTCGCTAAACTGCTCACTACGCCTAGCATCTGTTCTATCCATTCTCTCGGACAGGCTTTTCACATCCATAGAGTTAACCACAGTTCCTTGTTCTATGTCAGTCACGTAAGTAAAGAACCCAACGGCTATAGCCAAAGTGGTAAACAAGTGAGAGACGCTGAGGCTCTTGGACATATGCCAAGTGCCATTGGTTCTTCGCTCCTCGGTCATGCATCCTCCTTAGCAGTTGGTTTCTTGGCGGGTAGGCTTTCAGTTTCTAAAGTTCTCAAGTAGTCTTCAGCCGCCCAGAATATACAGCTTGTGGCAATACCAGTGTTATGTAATATAAAGGTGCTGCTTGGGTTGTTCTTGTTTTCTGTGACATACAGCTGTATACTAACACCAGTCCTTGCATTGCTCAAGTCTATCGCATGCACAGGTCTCTCGTTGTAATCATCCAGAAGCTGCTTCATAAGCAACTCAGGACTACCCTTAGTACACAGAACCTGTAGCGATACAACCGTGCGAAACATGTCTGGTTTCTCTGCTTGCGCAATAGAAATAAAAGAAAGGGCCAGCATAAATGTTAAAGCAAATCTCTTCATTAATAAGTCCTTAACTGTCTTTCCTGCCTCTTCTCAAAGGGTAATGATTTAAGGGTTGGTCTTTTAGATTCTCTACCCATTTGTTCAAATATCTCATCTATTAAATCAAGATACTCTTGCGCTTTTCTGTTTTCGCCTTTACTGGCAGCATACTTAAACTTGGTTCTTAATGCCCTTAGATCCCTTCTAAGTTTTTTAGTCTTAAAGCCTCTGGCTCTGTCTATATCTACCTCGTAGGTTCTAATACCAGAAAAGAACCTAACCCATCGAGCCGTTGTTTCAATGTCGATAGGATTGCTTTCTCTCTGCGCTCCAAAGACGGAAGGTGTTACTTTTTGAATACCGAAATCATCTACCGTCCTAGTTCCGAATACATCTCCCGGATTCAATCTATTGATTTCAGCCAAAGGAACTAATACCTGTGCAATATGCCATAGGTTAGCCGGGATTTCAATTCCCAGAAAGTCCTTCATCTCCCCTTTCCAACCTAACATATTCATGAATCCGCCTTCTGTGCTAATGGGCTTCTGCCTGAATGTATCGTAGTTAGACAGTTGTTCAAAGGCTATCTTTGGTATGGGTGATACCATCTCAGTTATTAAATCCGCTGGGCTGGTGAGTCTTTCAAAGTCTGCTGTAGGCAATGTATTCAACAGAGTAAATAGTTGTCTTACATTTTGATTCTCTTTACCAAAGAAGATAGGAACACGATTGCCCCAGAAAGGAGCAATGTCTTTGTACTCAGGACGCCCACCAGCAAACTCAAACTGTTCTCTGGCTATATTAATCTTTGACATTCTTGCAGGGCTTTTAACAGCAGCCTCAAGTTGGGCTGGTAAGTTCTTACGCATCCATGTGTAGAAAGGAACAACCCTCTTCATAACATTGCGCTCAAACTTAGAGACATCTAGGTAATCGAATAGAGACTTCTTAACTTCTTCTGCCGCTCTACCATATGCCGCTTCCCTTGAAGTGATCCCCCAATCTTTCATTGCTTTTATACCCTCACCCTTATCTCCTGTAAAAGCATATTGCTTTCCATCAGGTGCAGTCCACTTATACTTGCCGGGATTCTTCTTTATCTTCTTTAAAGAATTTATATAGACAGCCCAACGAGCATTGTTCTCAAGAGATGCGCCTGCTTTAAAGCCTGCCCTAACTGCCGGACTGTCTGCACCTATAGTAGATTGCAACTTTCTTCCGGGTTCCATGCCATACCTATTTCTACTGGCAAGGTTTTCTAGTTTCTCAGCATCAGGCATGAAGACGTCTTTAGTATATTGGCCACCAGCAACACCAAGATCATTGCCAGAATAATAGATAGACTCCATGCTCTCATCTTTCATTCCAGAAAATCCTTGCTTTGACCAATGGGCATCACTTGCTATCTTCGTTGGATCGCCTCCAGCATCTACCCATTTTTTGCTCTCACCAAGATGGTCAGGGGAGCGAAACCAGCCATTCCATTGCATTCTCATGGCATCTGTATAGTCTTTAGGATTCTTAACGCCGGAGACAAGGTAAGCATTTGTTATATTACCCATCAAGTTTCTCATGTGATAGGCTGGCCTTACCGCAAGAGTCCAACCCTTCCATGAATTCTGCACTCCATCATAGAGGCGCTTAACTCTATTCATCTCTGAGTTATTCCTAGAGAAATCTAGGTACTCATCTATTGAGCGAGAAACTTCTTTAGGCGCTCTGAACTGAGAAAAATCACCCGGCTCCAACCCTTCCACTTTCTTATCAATGCCTGTAAGGTCATCCGCAAATCGAGGATCATCCACTACCTTTCTTACTTCTCCTGTAGGTATTTCTCCCATTGCCCTAGCGGGAGCATACAAACTTGTAAAGATCCCTTTCTCTCCAAGATCTACATTATGAACATAGTGTAAATACTTCTCATTAAAGTCCGTGACTATCTCGTTTGGTCTATTATACTCAGGCGACTTTAATCTAAAATTAAGTTCTCTAATCCAATCTGACTTGGGGCCGCCAAACTTGGTCAATGATAAATCTTCAACAGACATTCCAACTGAATCTAGTTTTACCTTAATATCATTAAGGTAATTAGCATACTCATCTCCGCCAATCTTTTCATCCAACAACCTTTGTATATCGTCCATGCTTAAAGGAACATTGTCACCTTTCTGTCCTGCAAAAGAATTCCTACCTATCCACCAATCACCTTTCTGATTAGTTACTGTTCCTTGTCCATGATGTGGATGTTGCTTATTAAGGTAAACTTTAACCTCATCTTCATGATTTATTCTACGAGTCCAATTTCCTATAGTATTGTGTGGTACTCCAAACCTTGCGGCAAGTTTTCCAGAGATGCTGTCAACCATCCATGCTGTCTGAATGTTATGGTGATGATCGGTCATGCGCAAGGCTTGTGCTAAGACAGGGTTCTCATAAAACATATTCTGATAGTTATGTCTTGAAGCGAATAAAGCATTTAATTCATGTGCAGAGGCTTGATAGGTGCGATCAGAGAAAGGTGTTCTTCCTATGCCCGGATGATCTACTAAAGATCCAATAAACTTCTCTCTACCAGCAGGAGTTAAGGCATGGTAAGCGTACTGTTGCGCGGCCTTGTCTAATGCCACCGCCCATTCTGGATTAACCATAGTTCTTTTCCATATCTCATACTTTTTCATTGCCTCTGCTGTTGCAACGTCACCTTTTGCTCTATGAATATTATCAATGAAATCAAGATTCATACGCATAACATCATCAGGCATCCTTAACATATCCAACTGTCTTTGCAACTCAGGAGTAAATATACCAGATTCTTTTTCTAATTTTAGGATGTCCCTTCCTTGCATCTTCATAGTCCTAGCAAGGTCAACCCCTTCATCTCCTAAAATCTTAGCAAGGTCATCAGTATGACCAAGTTCTTGGTATCGCATTAAAGCACCAAGCACTCTTTTCTTAGCCTGTTCTTTGGTTTCGTTTGATTCAACTGCTCTGCCAAACGCATCCTTACCCTTACCTCTTTGTGACTTAGCGCGTTTGTTTACTGCCTTATTGGTTCTACGAAACCATTGCTCTATAAAACTAGGAGATCCTATCGTAGCATAATGATTAACCCGCTTGGAAAGTCCGGTTGTATCATCAATTACATCTGTATACTGAGTGCCGCTACCCTGCTTTCTTTGTCTTTCAAGGTGTTGAAGATATTTTTGCTCTTCTGTAGTAGCAACATTAAACCTTCTTCCCAATGCTTGGCTGGCAGGAAGTTTACCCAAGGCTTGCATCCCTTTGGTTAGTCCTGATATTTTTCCAACGCCACTACCTATTCCTTTTATCACCGAAGCAGGAGTATACATTAGCGGATCAGTAGCAACATCACCTACAAATCCTAAGATACCTTTTACGATAGGGTTCCACGTAGCAGGGAGAAACTCTTGAGTCCTTACTTCATCTTCACCTTTGAGTCCTTTTCCAAACCCTGCGGCAAATCCCTGCGGTGTAGGATCGTAACCTCCAATACCTGTCTCCCGCAGGCCTACCTTCAGTGCTTGCGCTGGTCTTTCAAGAAGAGCCAATGCGTCTAGGGTTTTACTACCTGTTCTCCCCCAAAAGCCTCGTTCTGATTCATCCTTTTCTGCGTCATTAAGGAACTGAATTCTTTGCTCTCTATCCCACTCTTTCCAAATGTCAGGAACAGATCTTTTTTTAGGTTCCCCATTATATTTATACTTAATTATCAAGAGTTGTACCCGTTTGTCCTGACGGCAATGATATGCCCATCATTTTACGAGCAAGATTTTCTACACCATTAGGCTGATCCAAAGCCTGAACCTCATCTGGAAAGACCTGCGCCCAACCCATCCTTATCATTCGATCAGAGTCAGACAGCAGTTGTTGTTGTATCAATGCCACAGCATCTGCTATAGCCTGTCTTTTAATTTCTACATTATCAGACCCTTTAAACCTTTTGCTAAGAACTGATAATTTACCAGTAAATTTCTTTCCCGCATAAGAGGTTCCGCTTTCCTTAGTCGATTGTATCCATCTCCTAGTTTTGAACATATGTTTTGTTTTTGGAGCATTAGCATCAACAGTATATATCTCACCTGTGTCGTTGTCAAATACATTAATAGCCTTATACCCTTCGTCATAGTCCTTCTGACCCCTAAACTCTTTACCTCCAAAACCTTTCATAAAATATTCTATTTCATCAGGTCTTGCGCCAATGGCTTTTAATCTCTCATAAAGATCTGCTTGAGTCTTTGCAGGAAAATACTCTCCATCCCTAAACATAGCCGCTTTCCAAATATCATGCAACCTAATCTCTGAGTCAAACTTTGCTGTCTTTTCTAGAAGATCATTTGCCGCGCTAGCGTATGCTGGGCCACGGCTTTCGCCACCAGTCATTGAAGCCCACCCATCAAGAAGCATAGACTTTGCATATATATTATTTAACTGTTTAAGATACATTTTCTTTCTTGCTTTTGGGTCATCAGAAAACTTGCCCCAAATACTTTTCAAGTGATCTTCTTTCTTTACAGACTCTGGAGAAAACCCTTTCACCTCCATTGTAAAAAGTTTTCCCTTAGTAGGAGTGCTTGTATCAGTGCTGGATAAGGCAGCATCTGTCTTTGGCGTTGCAGTTGGTTCGGCATCCTTCTTCGGACGAAACTGATTTAATGTATCCAGCGCTATTTGTTTTACTCCACCTGCTTCAGTGAGGGCATCTCCCCAATATTTCTTTGTTTGATCCAGTAACGGAAATGCTTTTTTCGTCCGTTGATTCTCGATGTCTTCTAGATCATAGTCTCCTAGAGGAGTTCCTTCTGGGTACATTCCCATTTTTTGTGCATTATATAATAACTCAAGAAGATCCTTCCTTCTTCTATCCTCAGTAGCAAACGGAATATTGCCGGGTGTATTAAATAATCCAAATTTCTCATCAGGATACTCAGGCCACCCAACTTCATTCTGATACCTAAGAGCCAACGCCGCTCTTTCTCTATCAGAGATCTTGTCTTCATCATATTCTTCAGGTTGTTTAAACCCATACCACGGGTTCCCTATTTTCCTATGTCCCGGTTTATGTGCCATTACGATGAGTACCCATGTCTTTCTCTCCACTTCTGAAGGTAGCCTTCAATGTCGCCCTTAATGCTTTTTGTGTAATCAGAAGAAGCAGTATCTGCTACCCAAGGAGTAGCCTCTGCTAAAGCATTATCTGAAGCGAACTTACCCTTTGATCCAAAACTAGCAGCCTGATGTGACGGGCCTTTCTTCTTTGCCCATTTAGTTTGAGACATCTCAGCAAGGAATTTTCTATCTACTTCTTTGAATGTTTGGTCGATAGGATCATTGCTTGTTGTAGAGTCTATGTATCCCGGTTCGCCTATAGAGGCGCCGGGATTAACCATACCTAATTCTGCTGGGGTAGCCTTCTCATTATAGGTCTTATAGAAAGGATTATACTTTAGTTTCCTAGCCTCTTCAGAACTGATAGCCTGTCTCTCAGGGCCGCCCATTACACATCTCCTGCTAGCACGCTGTAATTAACATGCTTCACCCCATCGATCTCGACAACCGCTTCTGGATGAGTCTCTTCTACTTCCTGTGCGATCACGCCACGGCGTGGAGTATCATCACCAATATAATTATACTTGTAAACACTAAAGCCGTTCCATGTCCCATCTCTTTCAAGGTTCTCTTTTATTCTTATATCAGAAGCAAGGATAGCAGCAGATGCCACACTCCCCAGCATATTCATCATACCGCTGTTATCAGAAGGGCCAGCCGTTGTTGTCTGGCCTCCATAATTTCCACTGATCGTATTCATATAATTATTTAAAGCGTTCTGTGGAGCAAAGGCTTCATAGTTATATCTTGATATATCCCTATTGATACCTTCTTGAGCCATGGATCTTCGTTGCTTTCCAACATCTCCAACTGCTTGCATCATGCCAAGAGGTGCCATCATCGTTGTAGGATACTGCTGTCCAGCACCTAACCTTCGCCCTTGAGCGCCTTCATAAGCCTGTTGATACATCTGTCCTGCCTTATCAAGCATCTGTTGGTTGGCTGAAGATATGGCCTTAGACTGCACTAAGTCTCCCCTCGTGCCGCCTCCGGGCTGATACTGCGTGATAGCCTGCCTAATACCGGGAAGAACATTTCCTGTTAGCTGGCCTCTCATTTGGTTTCCTAAAGATTGCATTACAGGGCCAAAGGTTCTAGTGTCTACACCACCACCCATTAAGCCAAGCATATTCTGCTCCGCTCCCTGTTGCATTGCAGCGGCTCTTGGGCCAGCGGCATAGCCAACTGTACCCTTTTGAGCCATAGTCTGTAAGGGGTCGAATCCAGCCAGTGTTGGGTCGCTATAATAGTCAGGCGCGCCCTTATCCATTAAGGTCTCGGCTTTATTAAAGCCTCCCTTTAGGTAGCGTTGCTGCCCCTTCCAAGGATCTTGAGTTGTTGTTGATATATTAGTTCCACCACCCATAATTTAATCCTCTTTTTACCAAATTGTGCCACTAGCATCGCCGACATCGGACTGTGCAGCGTCTGGAGCCGATTGATCTCCACCAAATAATTCTCCGAAGAAATCACCAATCGGGTCGCCACCAATATTACCCATCCCGTCGGCATTAGATTCACCACCTTCGCTATAAACATTGTTATTAGTATTGTTAGTGTTATTATTCCTTATTGCTGCTGCCGCTGCATCATCTTCAGCCTGCTTTAGAGCAGCCATATGCTGTGTAAATCCTGTATTGGGATTGCTATAAGAAACCTGCGGCCCTTGCATTTGGAACATAGGGGTTGACTGAAAGTCTCCTATACCAGCCCAAGGCGCATATGCACCAGAACTTAGTACCCCAGATGGGTAAGATGGTTCTCCTATCGGCCCACTATAATTGGGCGAAGGGGAAGAAATTGCTTTTAATAAAGCCTGTTGATCTTGTGTTGATATTCCGCCAGCCATATACTTCTCCGGTTAATGCATTTTCTCTTTGATGTCTTTAGTGATGATGATGTAAGATTGTTTCCAATCTTTAACTAATCTTAATAGCCCTCTGCGAGTCCATGCCTCTAATGCAGAACACCCAGCCTTTATTGCAAATGCTTCTAGCGTAGGCTCAAACTTCTCCTGCATTCTTCTTAGGTCTTTTCCACCCAAGGCTATAATCCTTAATACTTTCTTTCTAGGATAATGAACAACTTGTGTTACCATGGCGGCTATAACTGCCCTGTCTTCAGTGGACACCCATAGTTGCATTTCATTATTAATAATTAAATAAGCAAAGTCTTGCGCCTCTACTTCCCCTTCAGAATAAGGCGTTGCTTTTGAAAGCAATGGCTCTACTTGATCCCAAATATGAGGAACCTCGTCGGGGTATACTAGATGTATATTAAAGTTTTGTCCAAGCGCCGGAAGAGTTATAGAAGTAGATTCCTTCTCCTCCTGACGGGTTCCATTCCGTGCCATCTGCGTACCTTATATCACCAACTCTAGGTTTATTTTTTCCATTAAGAGTTCCACTAGAATTCTTTCCCGGCTCAATGTATGTCCTTTCTAAATGCATAACAGCTAGATTAAAGATTAAATCACCCAGTCTATTAAACTCAGAAACAATATAGCCCGGTAAGTCCTCTTGTAGTAATGGGGCTGGATTAGCGTTGTACCTCATAACGCTTTTTACTGCTTTATTTTTTCTTAATAAAGCGGGGATGTCGACCATTAGTAACTCCTTCCCCCTCTTGATCCAACTTCTGTAACTTCAAATTGAAGGCCATGGAGTTTCCATTCAACATCATTCTTACTTTCAAACTTCACCCCATAGTATCTTCCTGTTTTTCGACAGGGAACTCTGCTCATCGTGTCTGGATTAAAGGCATAAGGAGCGCTCCAAGAGACGCCGCCTTCCATATCCATCTGACTGCCAACATAAACATCAATAGTATTCGATGAACCAAAAACCTCCATCAATGGGTATATAGAGGTTACAGTCTTTATTGCTGAGTAATCCTTTTCCCCTTTCTCTCCAGCAGATATGCCAGTCCTTTCGATATAGGAGGTCATTAGGGCTGTGCCTTCTTTGTTTCCTATACTGTCCCGATATATCTTAGTTGCAGTAGGACTGCAAAACAATAGAACCTTTTCTTTATTAGAGTAAGTTCTTGTTCCCCAAGCAGACGTTGTATCATCCCAAGAAGCAAATCTTGCAACGGTTGCTCCAGTAGTATGTGCTGCTGCCGTCGTAGAATTAGCCCCTCTTGTTATCCCAGTAAAGGTTGTAGAGGTCATGCCTGTATATGTAATCTGTTCAGTATCTATTATAACCGTTCCCGTTGATGGGAATGTCAAAGTAGGATCAGTATTTACACTTAAAGCGCCGCCCGTTGGAGGAACGGATGCTGTGATTGTGCCATTAAGAGTGGTATCTATATCCCAACTCGTTCCACCAGACACATCAGCAACACCATAAGAGGCATGAGATAGATTGCTTAAACTTCTTTTTGAAATAGTATTGTCTTTCCAGTTCCATATAATAGCAGCAGTACAAGTGGTTTGTCCAGTTTCTGGGAAACAGGCAAGCATCTCATTTCTATTATAATCGGCCACAACAAAAGATGCGCTAAAGTTATCGCCATCTATAGAGGTAAGCAATAGATTTTGAAGTCGTTTATTTAAAAGGGGCAGCAGTCTCTGCCCATCATTTACATATAAGTTATTAGTCCCGAAAAGAAAATGACCGCCCTCAAATTCTGCAACACAGTTCTTTGCAAGGATTCCAACAGTAGGGGATAGTATCTTGAACTGGAAGATAAAGGGTGTGCCTACATAGGTAGCAGAATAGATAGAGTTCTCTTTATATATTTGAAAACTATCTCGCATTGCCATTCCATCTAGGATAGATCCTTTAGTCGCTGCTAACTCATACTCACCAGCATCTACCGTATCATCATTAACGTCCCATGAGATCGGTGTATTCTGAACCTGTGCTTCTGTACTCCACAGAACCACCCTGTTCTTCTCTACACTTCCTTCCTTTGTATTCATTGCGATAAGGAAAGACTTAAACGACTTTAGAGTCTTGCATCTATTAGTAGTTGTCCAATTTGCTAAATCTCTTAATCTATAGGTGCTTTGAGGCTGACCATCTCCCTTGCTTATAGACCATTCTTGCGGTACATCAACAAAGTTATTCAATATAAGAATGCCACCGATGACAGAAGAAGACCAATTCTCTTCTACTATGCCAGTAGCGGTCGCGGTATAATCGTTCTCTGTTGTTAGAGTATCTCTTAGAGGATTTACAATCTCGTTATCAAGATGGGCAACATCAGTTGTTCCGCTTAATGTGAGGACATTCCCAGACCGACTTGTATAAGTTAATTCCTCATAGGTCGCTGCCGCACCAACACAGACACTACCACCACCAGCAGGAAAGTTGCTACCATCTGTCAGGGTAATAGTACCTACTCCAGAACTCACCGCTCCGTCCAATGTAGTGCCAGTTTGTCTAGTTATATTAGACCACGCTGATCCATTATGAACATATACCTTGGCTAACCCACATGCAATCCAAAAGTAATTACCACCAGCTTCCAGCGGGGTAATATAATAGGGCGTTACAGGACAGGTTGCAAGAACCTCTTCAAAGCCAGCGCATTTATTTACATATCCATCAATCATCCTTACGTTATTGCCACCACTCCATGCGCTTAACGGCAGTTGCTGTGGTGGAATATCTGTAATTATTCCAACACTACCAAGATTTTCCATTGGGACTAGCATAGGCTATTCCGGTTTAGGGTGCGCGACTTTTACCGCGTCACAATCAGCTACATAGGTATCCATTAATCTTGCATCTCCCTTCTCTTTCCAATAGAGAGCGTCAGCAAGAGTCTCCCATTCTGGATACTCGCGCTTTCTTTTCTTCTTGTATTCGACTGCTTCCCATTCAATTTCCCAAACATCAATCTGCTCTTGAGTCGGGTGAGGATCGTCCTCGTCCCATTGATGAATGACATAATCCCCAGCAAGTTTCATTACTACCCATTTTCTAGAAGGGTATTTATATGCGAGAACGTCTCCTAACTTTATTGGATGCCTCATCCTATCCACCCTCCGCTAAACTCAAAATGCCCGAATGCAACGTTATCATCTATAGCCCTCATAAATGCTTGGAAATAATTTGTGCCATCACTGTAAACTATTGCTCCACAGCCAACACCGGCATCCGACATAGCATATGTTTTAAAAGCAACTTGGGAAGTTGATTGAGGTTCAATGGCTCCATCCTTATAGATGGCTACCCCAATACCTTCGCCACTGGAATCTAGAACTGCTGTAGCCCTAGCCCATAGCCAGTAAAATCCGGGCATAGTAGGTGTGAATCTATTAGATGCCGTTCCTGTGCTAGTGCTTTGGGTGCATACGCCATGCGAGTCATAGACTATAGTATCAAGGGGCATTATTTCAAACGTATTAGATGCTACCGTTTCATCAAACCCCTGCATTAAGAATACAGGATTACAAGTTACCCACCTAACACCCAATGCTTCATTAGAATCAGATATTAACTTCAATCCATTTCCAGCACCGGAAGGCACAGGTGTTATTGTAGTAGGCGTTGTGGTTGGTGCTGCTAATCTAGCGTCAGCAGTAGAGTATGTATACATATCCCCCTTAGTAGTCAGGGGTGAACCAGCAGATGCAGCCCATTCAGTTGCTGTACCACCTGAGTTTACCCTGAGAACCTTTAAAGCGTCAGCTACAGCCACATCAGGAGCGGTTCTCCTTATATCTGTAGCGTCAGGAAAGGTCGACTTTACTACCGTCTTTATTAATCTAAGATGGTTATCCCCCTCTGCAATAGTTGCAGTTCCCGGCGGATTTGTACCATCTAATTGACTAACGTATGTTGCTGATTCTACTGACATATATATTCTCCGTTAAACCCCTATCAACTCAACCCATTCTTTATTAGATTCATCCCATGTGTAATGTTTTTCATCTTCTGGATATGAAACTGGTGAATCCCATTGACAGGAATCTTCATTTAATGTCCATGATGGATAAGGTTTGGGCGGGATGAAAGCATCTCTTGCTTCATCATAAGAATAACCAACACCAGCGTAATTCTTTCTAATATTGTTGTTGTAAGAAGTTTGTTTCCAAACATCCCTTGTGTTGTAAAGATTGTTTAGAAAATCTATTCCTGTTTGCTCATTTAAAGCAACATCATTCGATACAACATGAACAGCCTCAATGATATTACCAACACCTAATTTAGCGAAATGCGCCATAGTTTTACCCCGTGTAAGTGCCGTCACCATTGAAAGTTAAAATCGTATCCGACCCAGATGTTGCAACGGACGGACTACCAGTTGTCGTGGTAGAGTAATTAGCCGTTGGCATTCTCAAAATGACTACGCCAGAGCCGCCCGAACCGCTGTTATACCCTGCTTCACCCGTGCCGCCAGAACCGCCGCCTGTATTAACTGTCCCATTTGCAGAATTGACGTTACCAGTAACACCAGCCGTTCCACCTCCACTGCCCCCAGATCCAACACCTGCAGTGTACGCGCCACCCCCGCCTCCACCGCCTCTAGTAACTGAAGCGGCTGTAATTGTTGAAACCACACCATTGCCGCCATCACCTCCATCTGCAGAACCAAGACAGTCTCCACCTACGGCGCTTGCTCCACCTCCTCCACCGCCACCATATGGGGCTGAATAAGGATCACCAGAAGAACCACCAGCATATCCTTGATTGGCAGTACCTGCGCCACCAGCATTAGAGCTGTCTTTTCTGCCAGCGCCGCCACCAGAACCACCGGAACGACCTGGTGTGCTGGTGTGGTAACTGCCTCCACCACCCCCAGCGGCAGAAGAAATAGTTGTTATATCCGATCCCGAAATCAGAGAAAGGTTTCCATCGTTTCCCGGGCCATCAGTTGTCTGAGCTGTGGCGCCAGCGCCAACAGTAACTGTGTATACGATTCCTGCATTAAAAGTTAAACTAGATTCGGAAGCACCACCACCACCAGAAGTTTCACTATTGTAAGAGGCTCTATATCCTCCTGCGCCGCTACCTCCTGATTGATAACCAGCCCCACCAGATCCACCACCAGCTACAACTAAAAAGTCCGCTGAATAAGGTGCTGGCACAAGTGCTGATGTTCCCTCGTTAGAAGCCGAAGTAACCACCCAACCTTGCGTAGCATCTACATAAGTTAATAAAAGACCTATACGCTCCTTGTCAGCAAGGAGCATGGTTGCAGATCCCTTAAGATTTAGACTGTTAGGATTAATAGTTACTCCATTAGTATCAAAGGTTCCAGCGTAATCTACGATAGAAATCTGATCCCCTACGCTTGCCGATGCTGGAAGCGTAACTGTGAATACCCCTGCTGTCGTATTACAGGGGTAGCCTTTTCCAGCAACTGCCGTGAAGCCAGTTGTTTGAACAGCTTGCCATGTTATTCCACTAGCAACTTCTGCCCAAGACAAAGCACCAGCAGCAGTCGTGTGTAGAACTTGGTCGGCAGCATAAGTTGCGTTTAGGTTCGCGGCTTTTAGTTTAGTTGTCATATCAACTCCAGCCTAACGATACGGCTTGTATTCTTGTTTCTTTCGCTGCGCCCTGATTAAGCGTCTTGATGCGGTATCGCATTGCGGTTCCTGATGCAGTCGCCAACGTGACATCGTGCGCTGACACGATGAAACTTGGGGCTGCTGTGCCTGTCGATCCCTGCGCCACAAGCGTCATAGGAGTCCAAGCAACACCATCATTGGCGCTGTATTCAGCAGTAAGGTCTGTGTTTAATGTCGCAGTCCCAAGACCATTCGTATAAGTCATCACGATGTCACCCTTTGTAGGCGCTCCATCATTCGCAGTTGTCGCGTTGGATACGAGTTCCATGTTGGAATGGGTGGTGAATGCATTGGTTAGGTATCTAATAACAACGATTCCAGAACCGCCCGCGCCACCAACATGACTTGCCCCAATACCAGAACCAGCGCCTCCTCCACCTCCAAGATTCACCGTTCCAGCAGAACCAACGGCAGCTACTCCACCAGCACCTCCGCCGCCAGCACCACCTGTGCTAGCCGAACCAGAAGAAGCCGCACCACCACCACCGCCTGCATAAGTTACCGCAACACCAGTGCGTAGAGAATTCGCTGTACCAGCACCACCGTTTCCACCAGCGCTTGATGTTCCATTTGCACCAACAGCAGTTGCCCCGCCGCCTCCTGCACCGCCATAAGCACCTCCAGCAGCAGCGCTTGAACCAGAACCTCCATCATTGCCTTGGCTTGGGGAGGTGGATGGAGTATTTCCTGTTCCGCCAGCACCACCACTACCATGACCTGCCCCACCGCCGCCTGAACCACCATTGCCTCCAGCACCTCCACTACTGAATGCCCCCGTCCCACCGCCACTTGATGTAAGTGCATTAAATACAGAATCTTCACCTACAGTATTGGTTGCACCACCATCACCAACAGTAATTGCATAAGAAGCGCCACTTATAGATAAACCTGTTGAAGTTCTAAAACCGCCAGCACCACCAGCTCCAGCATTATATGCTCCACTCCCACCAGTTCCACCGCCGCCTCCACCAGCAACAATAAGATAATCTACTGCTCCAGTACTTGCAACAACAAACGACCCATCAGCTAAGAAAGAATGAACCCTATAATTGTCAGCGCCATCAGTGTAGGTTGAGATTGTTCCACCAGTTGGGTCGGTGCCGCTTACTCCTGAATAATAATTAGATGCATTTCTAAATTCACCAGTAGACTCTGAAGCATCGATACCAGTAGCATCAACAAAAGCGTCTTCTGTCTGGTCTACAAGATTGTATTTAGACCACGAACCGTTTGTTGCGACCTTGAAACCTAGCAGAGCAACATCGTCCTCGATCCCAGAAGTGTCAGTAGTGACAGTTCCCCAATCGACTGTAGACGCGCCTGTTTTCTTTAGGAA